CAGATAACATGTTTGAGATCCATGGAGACCAAATGGTCGTGGAATCGGCTTTAGGCAGAGCGAGAGTCGCCGCTGGTGCCTCAGTTGAAGCGGCTGTTGATACAAGCTTAGCCGGCGTTAGACAAGCTGGCCTCATAGCCCAAGAGACTCTGGCGGCCGCACATGAGAGAGCCAGCGAGGCCGCGTCTTCTTATTTAGACGCAGCGCGTAGAGCCTATCATTCCACGAAGGCGAGAATATTGGACGCGCATAAATTTAGGCCCGGTGATGAGACTAGAGAAGAGATTCTCGCCAGGAATGGAGGGACTATACTCAACTCGACCGTCTTGGAGCTAGGCCAATTCGGCATGGCAAAGCCGAGAGTGGCCCTTAGATTCATGCCTATAGAAAATGAGCAGCCTGTTGTTGCCAGCACCCAGGACATAACGAGTACAAACACGTATAGAGAATTCGTGCCCAGGGTCCTTCACAGAAGGTGCATGGCCATGATGGAACTTAAACCAATTGTCGAAGGATATAAACACCCACCACAGTACATCGATAATGAGATAGCTAGCTGTAATGTGGGGCCGGCATACGAGTCAGTGTACCCCCAAATACTTGTGAGGAATGAAGACGACTGTCTAGTTGATTACCTAGCTAAGAGCGCTGCCTCATGTAGGTGCAATCAAATGTTGGCGGTTAGAAACAGGATAACCTGCATTGGCAGAGCCCCTCTGGATATGATGATTATGAGTCATGCTTTTAATTTACTAGACTCTCTGATACCGAAGAATTACGATTTGTACAGAATGCCGCTAGCACAGGCTATGTGCGAATTCCCACCAGCCAAGATACGGAGACATTACACTACTATATTAGACTTTCTCGGCTCTGGTGAGGTTGCGATGGGAGTATCTGCATTCGTTAAAGACGAAATAGTTATGAAAGAGAAAAGGCTTTATGCCCCTCGCATGATACAATCAAATGATTCCAATGGAGTCCTTATGCCATTGTTTGCCACGTTTAACAATTATCTCAAAAAGAACTGGAACATGAATCATTTTGATCCCACTACCCAAGTGGGCGTTTATTACACCTCCGGAGCCACGAGTGAAAGCGTGGGGAAATGGTTAGATCTCAGGAAAGCAGAGGGATATGACAGAATAGGAGAAAGCGATTTCACAGCCTACGATGGATCAGAAAAAGAGATATTCCCATATTGTCACGATCATGTGTTAGAGCGGTTTGGAGCCACCGACAACGAACTAAAAATTCTTGCAGAAAGTACGAGATATTGTCTTTGCTGCACGAAATCAGTGCTCTGGCAAAAGGAGGATGATATGAACTCAGGACACATTGGAACTTCCAGCCTGAATAGCGTTGGTAACGTCGTG